CGTAGGTGCCGTAGGCCTTGTTCGTGATCGGGAACTCGGCCCACTCCTTCTTGACGACGACGGGCACCTGGTAGCCGTAGGTGCCGTTGAGGAAGCCGTCCACCCGGACGCCGTACTTGGCACGCGAGCGGTCGCCACCGCCGTCCCATGCGGAGCCCATCCCCGTCCAGGCCCACTTGCTGATCTGCCCGGCGAGCAGCGGCGAGACGAACAGCACCTTGTCGTCCGCGTTGCCGTAGCTCATCGTGTCGGTCAGCAGGTTGCCGAGGATGTCCGGGGTGAGCGGCCCGTTGGCGTCCTTGCGGTTGGTGACGATGAACTCGTTGAGCCCACCGGCCGTGCCCTGCGGCTCGCCGTTGGAGGCCGAGCTGGCAACGAACGAGCGCGTCCCCCAGAAGGCGGTCGCCTCGATCTTGCGCTTGTGCTCGACGGCCTTGCGTGCCGCCTCCTTGGCGGGCTCCTTGCCGCCGTACATCTCGATCGCCGTCTGCGTCCCCGTGAACGTCCAGGGGGTGCGGCTGATCTGGGTGTAGTTGTAGCCCAGCACCCGCGCGAGGTAGCGGGCCACCGGCAGATCCGAGCCCTGCGGCTGCGCGTCGGCAACCACGAGCAGCGGGTCGGCAGCGTTCATCGCGATGCCGCCCGTGCGCGTTGCCACAGTCACCGCATCGGTTGCCACCGAGACGACGCGGAGCGCCTCGTTGGTGCGCATGTTGCGGAGGATGTCGTTCGGCTGAACGATCTTCCCCTGCGTCGCCACCAGGTCGATCACGGTGTCGGAGGCCGTCTCCGCACCCGCCGTGGCGACGATGCGCGGGAAGTACTCCTCCTCCATCCAGTTGACCTTCTCGCGGATGGCTGACCGCGCCGAGACGCGCGAGGTCATCGTGTAGAACTGCGTGTCGTCCGGGCGCACCTTCTTGATGCGCTCGTCCATGTCGATCTTGCGCTCGTCGGCGAGGACTTCCTCCGTCGAGACGTAGCCAGTGACAACGGTCCCGGCCATGCTTTGAACCTCCAGTGCGAAGGGACTTCTTCCTTCGGCTGGAGGGGTGGCCCTGGTGGGGCCCTCCGGTGCCTACTCTGCGGCGAAGGCCGCGTCCAGCTCTTCCAACGTGAGGCCCGGACCGATCTTGGTGTTCCGGGGTGGCTCCTCGTGGGAAGTCCGGCTTGATGCGGAGGATACTCTCGCCTGCTTGCGCGCCGCAAGTCCTTGCTCGCGCTGTTGCGTTTCGACGCCCTTGCGAGCCTCGCTGACGCGCGTCTTGCGCGTCTGCGCAACCTTGTAGATGTCGATCAATCCCATCGCCGCCTCGTTGGGATCCTGCGACTTGGCGGCGACCACCATCGGGTGCGAGTCACCGAGCTGGGAGATGATCTCCACCATCTCGGGCTCGTAGCTCGGGAAGTCCGGCACCTGCTCGGCGATCATCCCCAGCAGGTCGTCGCGGGCGATCAGTGGTGGCGGCTGTGCTGCCTGCTGCGCCTGGTAGGCGTGGTACTCAGCCTGATCGACGGCCTGGCGGGTACGCAGCGCCTGGTAGGCGTCGCCGTTCTCACCCCAGGCATCGCAGACGGCGCGGGCGAGATCGAACTCCCCGGCCTGGACGGCGCTCTGGATGAAGGCGTCCGGCTGCTCCGACTCGATCGCCTGCCCGACCCACTCGGCCTGCTCGGGGGAGAGCATCCCGCTCTGCGCCTGGAAGGCCTGCGCCTGCGCCAGCTCAGCCTCGACCTGCGCTAGCCGCCGGGTCATCTCGCCGTGCTGGCGGTTGCGCTCGCCGATCATGCGGTACTGCTCGGCGGCGCTCTGGAGCGCCTTCCCGAGATCGCCCTCGTGCCGATCGAGGAAGGCCTGGACATCGGGGGCATACTCAGCGGCCTGAGCTTCGTCCTCGCCCTCGCCCTCTTCCTCCTCGCCTTCGGGCTCGCGGGGGCCGTCAGCTTCGTCGTCGCCGTCTCCCTCGGCGCTGACCTCGACCTCCTCGACTTCCTGCTCGTGCTCGGGTTCGTCCTGCTCTTCCTCGTTGTCGGCTTCGTCGCCGCGCTCGTCATCGCCAGCTTCTGACTCGGGCTCGGCGTCGAGGTTGCCCTCGGAGATGTTGCCCTCCTCGGCGCCGTCCTCGGCCATCGAGTCGAAGGCCTCCATGATCGAATCGGTGATCTGATCCTTGTCCTCGGGCGTCACTCCTGCTCCTCTCTACTTGGCACTCCCTGCTCGGCGAGGTAGCGCTCCAGGGAGCGCTCGGAGTCGTCGGGCAGCGTTGCGATCCACTCCATCCCCCGGACGAAGCCGCGCAGGAAGTCGATCCGGCGCTGGTCGAGCCCCGCCGGGTTCAGCGCCATGTTGATGACGGCGCGCTCGATCCGAGACTTCTCCCTGATGACCTCCTGCTGGAGCACCGGCCAGGAGCCGTGCATCCCCAGGGCGACCATCTCGGCGTGCACGGCGGCGCGCTGGCGCTCAAGCTCCGGGTCGGCAGGGCGGCGGCGAGGCCTCACTGCTGGAGCCCCCGCTGGGACATCAGCCGCGACATCATCACCTGAGGCGAGTTGGAGATCCCGCCCTCGGCGCTCGGCGAGCTAGGCCCTGCGGCCAGCTCGGGGTTGGTCACTCCCGCCCCGTTGCCACCCGGAGGGGCTCCAGGGGCAGCAGGCCCCGTACCTCCCGGTGGCGGTGGGGCGAGACTTGGCGGCGGCGTGGGCAGGAAGTAGCGCTCCTTGTCCTGGATGTCGTAGGCGTCGAGCGCCAGCTCGATGAAGGCCCGCATGTTGAGCGGCGCGTTGAGCTGCGCGGAGATCGGCGCCACCCCGGCTGCGACCTGCACCAGGGCCTGGGCCTCGGCGCGGCGCTCCTGTCGCATCAGCGAGTCGCCGGTCACGTCGATCATCACGTCGAAGTCGCCCTGCAAGTCCATCGCCGAGATCGAGCGGAAGCGCCGGGCCCCGACCGGGCCCGCGATCTTGACGACGCGCTCCTCCCGGAGGAACTGCTGATAGAGGAGCAAGAAGTGCTTGCCCAGGTCGGCGTAGGCCCAGAGGAAGTGCTGCTTGCGGGCCTGGATGATCCGCTGCGCGATCGACGTGATGATCGAGACGCCGGTCGCCGTCTCCTGGTCGATGCTCTGCGAGTCCGCACCCCCGGCGTAGGGGAGCCCGCCAAGGATGTTCTGGAGGTCGCCCTTGATGAGCGACTCGGCCTGGAGGGTGATGTTGGCGGCGGTGGGATCGACCGGCAGCGTCGAGACCTGGCCGGGATCCTCAACGAACCACTGCGCCATCGGCTCCCAGGGGAAGGCGTCCGGGTCATCGACATCGGAGCGGATCAGAGTGATGACGTTCGCCAACATCTGGAGTGAGTCAAGCCGGGTGTTCTGCAACGTCCAGAGCATTTCCTGGAGTTGTGCAAGTGCCTCGACCACCGAGATGCCGGGGATCTGGAAGGCGTCCGGCATGGCCGCGCAGACGATGAAGGGCATCCGCCCGTTCCAGAACGGGTTGGGCGTGTCGCGCAACACGACTTTCCTATTTGCGACTGTGATGACCCTCTCGGGTGTCCAATACTCCAGTACCTCGATCAGGTCCTTATTCCGCCGCACATTGCGCAAATCTTGCTCGCGCTCGGACACGTCGCGGAACTCGGTCGTGTCCCTCGACTCCTTGAGCTTGTCCACCTTGGAGTAGACGCCCTCGGCCTCCAGTCGCTTCAAGGCGTCGAAGGTCTCGTAGGTGCGGTCGATCAGCCACTCGGCCTTGTCCACCGAAGGGGCCTGCTCGGGCCAGAAGAAGTCGCGCACGTCCCTGACCTCGCAGCAGGCGTCGTCGCGGATCTGCACCTTGGAGGTCTTGTCCTTGAGCGTGTCGAAGGAGTCCACGACCCCGCCGTAGCCGTCCGTGATCTCGACCGTCTCGTTGGTCGCCTCGATCACGTCGCGGGTCTCCGAATCCCAGTAGGTCTTGAAGACCGAGATCCCGGCGATCAGATCCTGCTGCATGAAGTCGCGCTGCTTCTGGGCGAACTTGTCGCGCTCCAGCGCGTAACCAAGCGTCTCCTCGATCGTCTGCGAGCGCTCCAGGCGGGCGACGATCTCGTCCACCGTCTCGCCCGGCCGAGGCCTCGGCTCCACGTCGAAGCGCGGCCGGGGCTCCAGCATCGTGGCGATCATCCCCTCGATCGTGTGGAGGATGTAGGGCACCGTGATGTCGGAGTGCCAGTCGTCCTCCACGTCCTTGCCGCCCGTGTTGCGCGAGTTGAGGACGGGCTCGGCGAAGCCACGGTAGGCGCGGTAGCGGCGCTCGACCTTGCGGACGAACTCGTCGTGGTAGGACTGCTCCGCGCGCTCGACGGCGCGGTTGACGAGCTGGAGCGCGTCCGGCAGTTCCTCGCGCGTGTAGGCGTCGGTCTCAGCCACCGAGCCCGCCACCGCCACCACCGAGCGCCCTCGACAGGCTCTTCATGCCGCCCTCACGGGCGTCCTGGGTGTTCGCAGCCTTGAGGTCGAGGATGATCTTGAGCGCCTGCGAGGCCTTGGCCCGGTCGGCGTCGTCAGGATCGACGGAGATGAACTGCTGGAGCGAGTCCTCGGCCGCGAGCAGATGGTCGAGCGAGGAGCCCTCGTCGGCCGGTGGCTCTTCGCCGGGCACGGGCTCGCCCTCGGGCCCGCCAGGCAGCGGTGCCCCACCGAGCGCCCCCGCGAGACCGGGCGCGGGCCCTGGCGGTGGCCCGCCCTGCCCTCCGAGTGCGGACTGGAGATCCATCATCGACATGCGAAGCCCTCCTCATTCGTTCCGACAGGTGCGGGGAGTAAGGTCCGGCGCCCGAGCTGCCCTTTCGATTAGGGCCGAGTGGGGCAGCTCGTTGGCGGACGGCCTTGCTAGGGGCCGTTCGCCGTTTAGGCGGCGCGTCGTTGCCAGCGGTAGCGGTGCGGCTTGCGCTTCGGCGCGGTGCGCTTGACGCGGTGCTCGTGGTGGCCGTAGAGGCGGTACAGCTCCAGCGTCAACGCGAGCGCCATCACGCGGTCGTCGTTGGAGCCCTCCTGCGCACGAGGGCTCGGAAGCGTGTCCTGGCGGACGAAGGTGCGCAGCTCCATCATCGTCTCGCTCGGGATCCCTGGGAGCGTCTTCTCCCGGATCGCCCGCTCAAGCTGGTTGATGATCTGCGGCCGGGTCTTGGTGTTGATCGGGAAGCCGTAGTTGGCGAGCAGCCGCGCGTCGGGGCGATCCTGCATCGAGTGCCGGTAGAGCTTCGGGTAGTGGGGTCGGCCCTGGCGCCCGTCCCGCAGGGCGATCACCACGGGCTCGCCGTAGCCGCCGCCCATCTCGACAGCGAGCCGCGCGTTGCCGTACCAGCGCCCGAGGAAGTGGAGCTGCTCGGCGAACTCGTCGGCGGCAATCTTGGCGTGCAGCTCGGCGACGATCGCCATCTCTTGCAAGTCCATGACGAAGCAGCAGGAGTAGTCCATCCCCCGGCCGGTCGCTACGTCGGCACCGATGACGTAGGCCCTGTCCGGCTTGGGCTTCTCGTAGACGCGGATCCAGCCCTTCTCCTGCCGGGAGAGCTTGGCCTTGGCGCCGTCCTGCTGGGGGAAGAAGCGGGCCCGGTACTCGGGCTCCAGGCGTCTCTCAGCGGAGTACCAGGAGAGCGCCTCCAGATCGAACCAGCACTCCCCGGTGTTGATGAAGGCGTCCTCGGGGTCGCGCGGGAAGCTCTCGGCGCGCTCGGCCGGGGGCAGGGCACGGGCCTTGGTGGTGTACCACTCCTCGTCGCGCTGGGGATGCAGCGACCAGGGCAGGAACTGCGTCTCGATCCCGTAGTCCTCGGCGTTGATCCACAGGTGGTGGAAGAAGTTGCCGCCGCCCGTCTCGGGGTTGGAGATCCCGTTGGCGGTCGAGATGATGATGATCTCGCCGCCGTTGTCGGCGACCGGGAAGAGCGCCTTCCAGGAGTCGCGGGCGAAGTCATGGCGGGCGAACTCATCGAGCAGCACGAGAGTCGCGGTCTCGCCATGACCCGCCCGCCGTGTGGCCGGGAGGCCGACGATGCTCGATACCCGATTGTCGGGAAAGACAAGCTCGATCAGCGACGAGGGCCTGGCGTTCTTGGTCGGCTTCTGGACTAAAGCGCCGTTGCGCAGGAAGGGCGGCAGCGACTGGAACATGTCCCAGATCCGGTTGACGACCTTGATCGCCTCGTCCTCGTTGATCGAGACGACGAGCACGCGGGTGCCCGGCTTCCAGATCGCCTTCCAGAGCCCGTAGCCACCGCCGAGCCAGGTGATCCCGATCTGCCTCGCCTTGAGCACGAGGTTGAGCGGGTTGCCCATCCAGCCGTCGATCACGCCGCGCTGCCAGTACCAGGGCGCGGCGGGGTCGAGGAGCTGGAACTGGAAGCGCTCGCCGGTCTTTGCATCGACGCACTGGACGTGATCGAGGAAGGTCGAGGGGTGAGCCCGCGCGGCAGCGACGAGCTTCTGCCGCCGCGCAAGCTCCTGCTTCGCCTGCGTCTGGATGTCAGGCGTCGCAGTGGTCGTCAACCCCTACCTCCTCACAGGCACCAGTGGCACCCGTCTCTGCCCGTGTAGCGCATGTAGGCGCCGGTCAGCGCCTGCCCCAGCGGGTGCGTCCATGTCCAGATGCCCGAGGGGACGACGAAGCCTCGCCGGGCAACGTCACGGCGGGCGTCATCGACGTAGGCGTAGAAGGTCGAGGCCATGAACTGGAGCCAGCCGCCCGCGCCCGAGCCCTGGTGGTTCATAACGAACGGCCCCCACCCCCCCTCGCGATCGGAGATAAAGAGGAGCCACCCGTCCGTACCGGGGTAGATCCGCTGGCTCAAGCGCACCGAGGTACGCCAGTCGTTCGTCTGCGGGAGCGTGCGCCAGAGGGTCTGTCTGAGGCGCTCCGCTCGCGCCGAATGGAAAGAGAGTTTCTGTCTTGCGATCCAGCACGTTCTCTCCCAGGGCACCGCGCGACAGCGCTCCTGACGAGAGGCGATCATCCAGCCGTGCTTGGAGCCGGTGAAGAAGTGCACGACCGACTCCGACTTGTGGAGCTTGGACTGCGTAGAGGCCGCAGCCTGGGGGGCGACGACGAGC